TATGTTTCACAATACGGTCAAGAATGGATAGGAACCTATACAGATGTTTACGGTAAAGTATTTGAAGGTGTATTTGCAACTCAATATGAAAAGAATTACATAGGCGAATATGCTACATTATATGAAGGTCAATTTACATCACAATATGCTAACGAATATAATACTGATTATGAAAAAACATATGAAGGTTCATATGCAAGAGCATACGAAGGTCTGTTTGGAACTAATTATACAAGTCAGTATCAAAAAGCATATTTAAGACAATTCCTTGGAAACTTTATTGGTCAATATGATCTGATTTATACAGGTGCATTTGAAGGAACATTTGAGAAAGATTACGTTGGTGTATATGAAGGCGTATACACAGAAAACTATGTAGGTGATTTTACAACTAATTATGTACAACAATGGACTAATGAATATGCTAAACAATATCTAAGAAACTTTGATTCAGCATATGTACAACAATGGTCAAAACAATATGAAGGTCAGTTTGATAAAAACTATGACAAAACATATCAAGGTATCTTTACTTCAAGTTATCAAAAAGATTATGCAGCACAATATGAAAACGAATACGAGACAACATATACTAAGATTTATGAAGGGGTATTCGGTACAAACTATACTGATGAATTTAGTAGACAATATGAAGGTGGATACGAAGGTATATTTATAGGACAATATGGTAATGCATTCTCAAGTCAATTTGAAACTGGTTACACCGATCAATACACTGGCGTGTATGGAACTAATTATAGTAAAGCATATGAAGGTGTATTTGAAACAACATACACAAAAGTTTACACAGGATTATTTACTAAGACTTACGTAGGTGCATATGATAAAGCATATGTTGCATTGTATGAAGGATCTTTCGAAACTAACTATACAAAATCATATACAGGCATTTACAATCAAAATTATCTAAAAGGATATATTGGTTCATATGCTAAAGATTATATCAAGCTGTTTGAAGGAATATATGAAGGTGTATACAATACAGCTTACACTGGTTCATATACAAGAGTATTCCATAAAGTATATCAAAACCAATATGCTAAAGCATATGAAGGAGCATTTGCAAGAAACTGGGAAGGTGCATTTGCAGCTCAGTACGAAGGTGCAAGATACTATACAGGTCAATATGATAAACAATACGAAGGTGTGTTTGCTGGCAACTATACAAAACAATATACTGGTACAAGAACCTATACTGGACAATACACAACTAACTATGAAGATGTTTATGCAACACAATATGTAAAACAATACACTGGTCAGTTTGAAGGAACAAGAACATACACAGGTCAATACACTGGAAACTTTGAAGGAGCATTCCAGACAACTTATCTATCAAGCAACTATCAAAAAGCATGGGCAAAACAATATGAAGGTACAAGAACATTCAGTGGACAATACACAGGATACTTTACTGGAACATTTGATAGACAATATACTAAAGCATATGAAGGTGTCTACATAGGATACTTTGCTGGAATATATGAAGGACCACATCAGTATCAAGGAGTATATTCTGGAACATATGTTGGTCAATACGAAGGACAATTCGAAGGAGCATTTGGTGCAACATATACAGGAGTATATGAAAAGACTTACGAAGGAACCTTTGTTGGACAATACACAAAACAATATCAGAAGTCTTATGCAGGGTTATATACTCATCAATGGGAAAAGACATACACAGGTGTTTACGAAGGTTCATTTGATAAAAACTATGAAGGTCAATTTACAGGACAGTTTGAAAAAGCATGGGTAGGAACATTCCTTGGTCAATATAGTAAAGATTATGTTGGCATATATTCTAGAGGTGGTTACGAAGGTTCTTATCAAAGAGAATATGTAGGTACTTGGTTAAAGATTTATGAAAAACAATATGAAGCACAATACGAAGGAGTATTTGCAACTCAATACTCAAAAGAATATCTAGGAATATATAGTAAAACTTATACAGGATTATATGGAACAGTTTATCTAGGATTGTTTGATAAAGTATATCTAGGACAGTTTGAAGGTAATAGAGCAGTTGCATGGGAAAAAACATATGTAGGTGCTTATGAAAAACTATACGAAGCAATATATGAAGGTATATTTAACTCACAATACATATCTACATATTCACATCAATACGAAGGATCTTATGCTGGACTAACAGTAACAGCATCAACAGAAACAGAATCTACAATTTATTTGTGGGTAAGAACGGCTTAACTGTTGACCTTATAAATACTATCGTATATAATATGACAACTTGAGGAAACATTATGAACGAAGAAACCAAATCTGCTAAAGTACCAGAAGGTGTTAAAGTAGAGACTCCACCTAAACGTGTAATTAAAAATTTGGATATTCCTAACTTAACATTAGATCCAACATTACCAACTATTGTAAATCCACATTACACTAATAACGCAAAGACAGAAATGGCTTGTGTATTGCTAAGACCTGATGGTATGGCTACGCAAGAAAAAAATATACCTACAGATGAAAAGCATCCAGTATACAGAGATATAAAAAGACAGTTTTCAGAAGAAGAGATTGAACATAACACTAAACGTCAAGTTGCAATACAGAATTCATTAGCTGATGCTGCAAAAGAACAAAAGACTATTCAAGACAGAGAACAATCAAGAGCAAAGTTGTGGGAAATAAAAAGTACATTTATGGACTTACCTGCAGTTAAAAATAGTGAACATAAAATATTAAAAAGAAAGCTAAGATCAGCATTGACGCCAGAAGAGGCTCAAGCATATGGTATTGCTATTCTAATTAAGGAAGCTGATAAAGAAGATGGAAACTAGGGGTTACTTAGCAGTAGCCACTTTATCTAAACCATTTTATGAAGCAATGGTTATGATGGTACAGTCGTTAAAAGATGAAGTACCAGATGCAAAGGTGGCAGTGTTTACCCATGAAGAATGGGTAAGAGATGAAGATAGAGAATTATTTGATCATCTTGTAACACCTGTGCCTGTTCATTGTAGAACAAAACTATGGGCATTGCCACAAACTCCATTTGACATTACTTGTTATTTGGATGTTGATGGCTTTGTGTTAAACAATGAAATAGAAGAAGTATTTGATTGTCTTGGTGATGCAGATGTCATGATGACAGAGAACAGACCTTACAATGCAAAGGTTGTATACTTCACACACGATGATCAAGTAGGTCCTGGTATACCAGGTGCTGAATTAGAGCATTATAGACCTGAACATATAAAACTATATAAAGAAGGAAAGGCTCATAAATTCAGATGGCACTGTGGTATGTTTGTTTGGAGAAAGAATGAACGAACACAAAGACTTTGGGATGAGTGGTTGAAATGGTATAAGAAACATACCATAGAAAAGAATACCTCTCCATTTCCAATTGGTCTTAAATATTGGGACACATTTGCATTTTGGAGAGCATTGTATGAGAACCCTGACTTAGATGTCAACATACAGAGGTTCCCAAACGATACTAAATATAATTTTGTAACAGGATACAAAGAAGAAGAGCTTAGACCAGGGACGGAAAAAGCATTTCTACATTATACAATTGATCCTGATAAAGTAAACAAGAAGGAGGCTTATATTATCAATGAGACAGGTTTTGACTTTGCCTACGGCTCTTTTGACCGTTTTAAATGAATATAGTGAGTGGGTCTCGGCAAACCCACCAGATGAGAAATTACCTAATTGGAGAACAAAAGGTAAGTTTAAGAGAGAGGATAGATCAGAATATGCTGCATCTATTGAATGTTTAAAAAGTGGACAGATTGAAGAACATGATGGTTTTCCACCAGATAGCTTTGGTTATGATTTAAACGAACCCACACTAAGAAAAACATTAGAACATGAAGGTGATAGATTTACTTCAGATGAAAAGGAGTGGATTAAAAAGTACATTGAGAAATCACAAAACCTTGATGATACTTTAGGTGCATACATTGGTTATAAGTTCTGTGCATTAAAAATGTATTATCCAAAAGACGGATACATTGCATGGCATACTAATTGGAATGTACCAGGGTTTAATTGTTTATTTACTTGGAACCCAACAGGCGAAGGCTATTGGCGTCACTTAGACAGTTCACAAGAACAAGAAGGTTCATTACAACCAGATCCTGATACTAAGTTAGTACATATGCAAGATGTACCTGGCTGGCATTGTAAATTAGGATACTATGGTAAGAAATCTGAACACAATAAAATTATGTGGCATGCTGCATATGGTGGTCCAAGAATAACACTTGGCTGGGTTGTGTTCGATGAAAACATCTGGGAAGATATTATTGAGGAAGTTACTTCAGAAGAAGTTGCTCAAGGTCAAGAAGCTACTTATCTAAATTCTGACAATCAATAATTTTTCTTTGAACCATTAAACGATTCTTTGAACCAAGATACTCTATTTTATCTTTGTTGACAACTTCAAGGCAATCTAATGCTCTTTTAGTTTTACCATACATTACAAACCATAAAGTGTTTTGGTCAATTAATCTAAGTTCAATATAACCGTTCTGTCCTTTAGCAGCTAATCTTCTTTGTCCAAAGTGTTCTGCCATATCAGGTTCTGCAGATAATATGTCTGAATAAAATTCATTAGCATTATCGTAAGCGTTCCAGTATGTTTTATATTCCTCGATTAAGGCATATTTGAAGTCATTTCGCAGTTGCATAATTAATTCCTCTTATAAATAGTATTAGTATTTATAACAGGAGTATTGATGGCAACGCGTGTAAACATCATTTTAGATCAAGGTACAGATTTTTCAACAACTATAAATTTATCAGATTCATCTGGCACTAATTTAAACTTAACAGGATATAGTGCAAACTCACAGATGAGAAAAACTTTCTCTTCATCTAATTCAACAGCATTTACAACAGCACTAAGTGTAGCTAATTCTACGCTTACGTTATCTATGAACAATGCAGTAACAGCTGCTCTATCTCCTGGAAGATATGTTTACGATGTAGAGTTAAAATCATCTTCTAATGCTATATCAAGAATCCTTGAAGGATTAGTAACAGTAACGCCAGAGGTAACAAAATAATGTCAAACACTTTGTTCAATGATGCAGCTTTAAATGTTAAGGTAAATCTATCAAGTGGTAGTGTTGAGCACAATGCACTCAATACAACTAATGTTATTACACTGACATCTACTGGTGGAACTGGCACAACTAGTAATCTAGCAGACTTGTTAGATGTTAATGATGGCACACTTACAAACAATGCTATATTACAATACAATACAGCAACAGGTAAGTATGACCTTAATCCATTACCTACAGGTGCATTTAAGGAATATGAATTTACAGCATCAGAAGGCCAAACAAATTTTGCTGGATCAGATAACCATAGTAGTAGTTTAAACTATAAAGAAGCTGACTCAGTAAAAGTTTTTTTGAATGGTATTCTTTTAGAACATGTAGAAGACTATACAGCAAACAATACAGCAAATGTAGTATTAACATCTGCATGTAGTAATAACGACGTGGTACAAATTCACGTATATAGTATTTTTACAACTAACAATTTTTCAATAGCAGCTAATAATAATATTGGTGTAGGTAATACAAATCCAAGACATACAATGTCTATCAATGGTGACCTTCACTTATCAGGTAATGTTATTACATCTGGTGAATTGTTAGACTCAAGTAATAGAGAATTAAAAATATACAACGCCAATGGCGATATAGTTTGGGGGTAAGGAATGGTAAGTAAAGCTAGACACATTGCTAATTTAGTTAAAGATAATGCTAGAAGTGAATCAATAGGTGAAGCTAGTATTAAGATTGGTGGTGATCTATTGACAGCTAATGCAGCTGCTGATAAGATAGGTATTGGTGAAGCTAATCCACAAGCCACATTAGACATTGATGGAGACCTAAGAGTAGGAACAGATTTAGAAGATAACACAGGAAGAGTATTTAAAGTATACCAAGCAAATGGAAGCATTGCATGGGGAGAATAAAAAATGAGTAGACCGACAGACAAATCAACATTTAAAGAACATTGCTTAAGAAGATTAGGTAAGCCTGTCATAGAAATAAATGTAGACGAAGATCAAGTAGACGATAGAGTAGATGAAGCATTAGACTATTATGCTGATTATCACTTTGATGGTATGGAGCATACCTACTACAAACAAGCAGTTACACAAACAGACATAGACAACAAGTATATTACTATACCAGAGAACATTATAGGTATAGTTGACATATTTGATATCGGTGATGCAACTAGTACTAATAACCTGTTTAATATACGGTATCAGATCGCTTTAAACGACCTCTACGACCTTTCTAGGTATGAACTGGTCCCTTACTATATGAACTTCCAAAATATACGTATGATCGAAGAGATACTAGTAGGTAAGCAAAGAATAAGATATAACAGACATCTAAACCAATTGCATGTAGATATGTCTTGGGATAGACTAAATGTAGGCGACTTTATTGTAATGAAAGCATATAGAGTTGTGGATCCAGATACTTATACAGATATCTGGAAAGACAGATGGTTATTAAGATATGCTTCATGTTTAATAAAATTACAATGGGGTTCTAACTTAACTAAGTTCGAAGGTATGCAATTACCTGGAGGAGTGCAGTTTAACGGGCAGAAGATATATGACGATGCTTTTTCTGAAAGACAACAGCTTGAAGAAGAAATGGCAGTAGCATACTCATACCCACCAGAAGATATGGTTGGTTAATTATGAGCGGACAGAATGTATTTTTTAACAACTTCTCTAGTAGTCAAGAACAACAACTAATAGAAGACTTAACTATCGAATCCATAGGCATATATGGAATCGAAGCATATTACATTCCAAAAACTTATGGCGATTATGATTATCTATATGGTGAAGATGATTTAGGTACATTGTCAGATTTCTATACAGTACCAATGTATATCAATACAGTAGAAGGCTTTGGTGGTGAAGGAGACTTCCTATCTAAGTTTGGTGTAGAACAAAGAGATACAATGACAATGTCTGTTGCGAGATGGACATTTGAATCAGAAGTAGGTAATGAAACAAAAGCAAACATTGCTAGACCTAGAGAAGGTGATGTTATATTCTTCCCACTTAATAATAAAATGTATACAGTTAACTTTGTAGAACATGAACCAGTGTTCTATCAAATGGGTGCATTACAATTCTATGAACTAAGATTAGAAATGTTTGAGTATTCTGGTGAAAGGTTAAGTACTGGTATACATGAAATAGATAAGTTAGAGCAAGCAGCATCATTAGACATATACAGAAATCAAATGCTGTTCATGGAAACAGGAGATCCAGAACTACCTATACATATAGAAACTGGACAAAGAATATTACTAGATGGATTAGATTTAGTTAATGTTGATACAGTAGCAGATAGTGAGAATGACTTCTTTGAATCTGGTGCAGATAACTTTATTGACTTTAGTGACGCCGATCCATTTAGTGAAGGCGGTACATTCTAATGTTAGGACAACAATTTTATCATCAGTCGTTAAGAAAGTTTATCATACTATTTGGTACAATGTTTAACGACTTACATATCAATAGAAAGAATAGTAGTGGTAATATTATACAAACTATAAAGTGTCCACTTACATATGCACCTAGAGAAAAAGTAACAGCAAGGTTAGAACAAAACCCAGAGTTGTTAAACCAACAATCAATCATACTACCAAGATTATCTTTTGAGATGACTACTCTACAATATGATCCAAGTAGAAAGTTAAACACTATGAATAAGTGGAGAAAAGATCCAGGTGATGCAGCAACTGGTGGTAAGATGAAATACCAATTTCAACCTGTGCCATATGATATATCATTTGACTTTAACATATATGCTAGATATGCAGAAGATGCAACACAACTACTAGAACAAATAGTGCCTTTCTTTACACCAGAGTTTACAGCAACTATAGACTTAATTCCTGAGATGGGAATAAAAACAGACATACCAATTATATTAGAATCATTATCTTCACAGGATACTTACGAAGGAGATTTTGAAACTAGAAGAGCACTAATATGGACATTAGGTTTTAGAATGAGAGCTTATTTGTTTGGCCCTATAAAAGAACAGTCAACAATAAGAGAAGCAAACGTAAGTTTAACAGGTCAATTTGCAAATGGATCCTATGCAAACACACCTTCAGTTGGCGTAAAAGTCAAGCCTGGCTTACTTGCAAACGGTAGCCCAACTACTAATGCTGCAGCATCTATATCTGCAAATAGCATAAATAGTACTGATACATATGGCGATATCGTGAATTTTGAGGATTATTTTAATGACGCAACATAATGATAAAATAGCAAAAGCACTTGATCTAACACCGCAAGTAATTGAAGGAACAGTAGAAAAGGCTAAACCAGAAGTCGATCCTAAACTAGATTCTGACTTTCAATACGCAAGAGAAAATTTATACAACATTATTGAAAGAGGAACAGATGCTCTCAATGGTATAGTTGATTTAGCTAACCAATCACAGCATCCTAGATCATTTGAAGTAGTAGCAGACTTAGTAAGAACATTGTCTACTGCTAACAAAGACTTACTTGATCTACAAAAGAAAATGAAAGACCTACAACCAGAGGAACAAAAAAATCAAAAAGTAACAAACAATCTTTTTGTAGGTAGCACCAAAGACCTTACCGATCTAATAGAAGGTGGGGCAAGAAAAATAAAACCAAAAAAAGATGGCTGATCATTACCTAGGAAATCCAAAACTTAAGAAAGCTAACATACAAATTGACTTCTCGCAAGAAGAGATTGAAGAGATAGTTAAGTGTAGTAAAGATGTAGTTTACTTTTGTGAAAAATATATTAAGATTGTCAACATTGATGAGGGTCTAATACCATACGAACCATATGATTATCAGAAAGAGATAATGCATACGGTAGATGATAACAGATTTGTTATCTGTAAGATGCCTAGACAGACTGGTAAAACAACTACTATGGTTGCTATTATGATGCACTATGCATTATTCAATCCAGACTTTAATGTTGCTATACTTGCTAACAAAGCAGCTACATCAAGAGAGATTCTTTCAAGATTACAATTAGCATATGAGAACTTACCATGGTTCTTACAACAAGGTGTAGTAGAATGGAACAAAGGTAATATTGAACTAGAGAATGGTTCAAAGATATTTGCATCATCTACATCAGCATCATCTGTTAGGGGTATGTCTATTAACTTAGTATACTTAGATGAGTTTGCATTCGTACCATCAACAGTACAAGATGAGTTCTTTAGTTCTGTATATCCTACAATATCATCTGGTAGAACATCAAGAGTATTGATTACATCTACACCAAATGGTATGAATATGTTTTATAAACTTTGGCATGATGCAGAGAAAGGATATAATGATTATGCTACAGTAAGTGTTAACTGGTGGGATGTTCCAGGAAGAGATGAGAAGTGGAAAGAAGAAACTATTAGAAACACTTCAGAGAAACAATTTGCGGTTGAGTTTGAATGTGAGTTCTTAGGATCCAGTGATACATTAATTGATCCACATAAGTTAAGACATTTAGTATTTGAAGAACCTCAACAGTTTAACGAAGATTTAAAAATATTTGCACCGCCAGAACCAGAACATATCTATACTATTACAGTAGATACAAGTAGAGGTGTTGGTAATGACTATAGTGCTTTTGTAGTATTTGATGTT